GGGATAAACATCAATCCCTCCCCCTCGCAAGTTTTACAAATTCTTTTAGCTTTTCCCACTGTACCATCCTTCTTTAAAGGATTAAAATATCCTCTCCCTCTACAAGAGACACACCTCTTCGCCTCTGTCTGTTGAAGAACAGAAGTATTTGCCCGTACCTTTCTAACAAAGTCATCCCGTTTATATCTTCTAACTTGTTTCTTTTTTCTAGAATTTCCCCGTAGTTCATATCCTAAATTAAAAGTAGCAGACCAATACTTTTTATCCTGTACAGCCCGACTGTATAAAACTTTTGATCTATCCTCCGGACTATCTAAATTTACAGGAGTGTCTCCCATTACACGTTTAACTTCCTCATTAAGAAATTCATGTAACTCATTGTATTCATTGTTATATTGTTCTCTAATTTCAGTAAGAGAATCAGCATCAATTTTCATTCCATTATTTTCCATTTCGGTAAGAACTTTGCATAGGTCATTCATTAAATGAATAGTTGGAAAAAGACCGTCATCTGCTTTTTCATGTTGGGCATGAAATAGTTGTTTAGTTACTTTCACATCTGCTTTACCATATTCTTCTAAAATGTCCCAAGGTATATTGTCAAAAGATACACCATCTTTTAAATACTGTTCCGTTAAATCTACACGTTTTTCATCAAGGCCATACCTTTGGGAACATTGAGCCAAAGATAATCCTACCTTATCTCCACCATGCATGACATATTCTGCTATCATTGTATCATATAATTCTTTATTATACCGAAAATTACAAGCAAGCAACCACTTTAAATCAAATTTAATGTTGTGTCCTACTAATATGTCAGTATTATCCAGAACTTTTTGTAATATGTCAAAGCCATTTTCTGTTGGTTCTTTATCTTTATGGGTAAAACAAAGGTAGCCCTCTTCCCATTTAGCAGTTTCATGATAGGATGTTCTTGTATCCGTAATGTAACCAACAGATACTAACATATTTCCTGTATAAGGATCAGCGTCTACCTTCCCATCTGTATTCTTTTTAAATGTTGTTTCTATATCAAGGATAGTTACTCGCATCTTTCACCTTTACTATTGACCATGTAGTTTTTTCATCTTCATTACCCCATTCTCGCCATTCCAGCTCATCGTAGTCATCCCATTTTTGATACATGGCAACATCTAAAGCATACTCTGCATCTTGTAAATTTTTAAAGACTACGTTTTGCCTACGGTTTTCCTCACACCTTAAATGCCTTATCTTACCTGTTTTATTGTCTACTCCTCTTACTTTAAATCCACCAGTATGTTTTTTCAATACTCTTCTCCCGTATATAAAAAGATAGGTGTGCTTTCCCCTACCCAAGACCCCACTACATTAAAATCAAAGTACTCCATTGCTTGTTCTTCTGTCATACCATCCCTTTCTATAAGTATGTTTATACATTCATGTACATCATACACTAATAAATCCGGTTGTCCACATCTTCTTCCAATACCTACTATTGCTTTATCAAATCCATCAGCTTTTAACATATTCTACTCACACAGAAAAACTTTCTCCACACCCACATTCAGATGTAGCATTAGGATTAACTATTTTTAAATACGATCCAGCAATATCATCTATAAAATCTATTTGTGTACCAAGAATGTACATGGTAACAAAAGGATCTATATAAAGAAAGCCTTCATTTAAACCTATCATGTCATTTTCTTCAGCAGTCTTAGGTTGCTCTTCTAAAAGATCCCATTTATAATTAAATCCTGCACAACCTCCCCCATCAACTGACAGAGAAACTCCCTTAACCTTATTTTTTATTACAATCTTTGATAAGTGCTTATTTGCTTTATCTGTTATTGTAACCACATCTGGTTTCATCATAATTCATACCTTGCTCTAAAAATGTCAATAGAACATGTTACCGTTCCATGCCATCCATTAAGTTTATTTTTAGATATACATAAATGCCTTATGTAATCCTCTTCTTCTCCGTAGTTTTTACCAATGCCAATAATTAAATCAGCCTCTGCTGCCTTCCCTGTTCTGCTATTTTCCAGCATACTAAAATCCACCTCCTGTCTACCTTGTGCATCATACGATGCTTGTGATACAGCCCAAAGTAATACCTGATGCTTTTTTGCAAGAGTTCTTGATCCCTCGTATAATGCTCTTAATTTTTCGTCAAGCCTTATAAAATTACCATTTATTACCGTTTTGTCAAGTTGATCTATTAATACTATGTCCGGCTTATGAATATCAAGAAATTTATCAATTTCAATCAAGGATATACCTCTACCCTCCAACAAATCAAAATTAGGTTCTATTTCTTTTTTGTATATAATCATTGAATCTTCAATGTGTTCTTTTAATTCATCAACTGATCTTCGTAAGTAAGCAGAGAATACTCTACCTTTAACTAACCGACCCGGCTCTTCGTTGGCAAAGTATGCCACTTTAAATCCCTGCCTTATATACTCTGCAACCAAGTATGTACAGAAAGTTGTCTTCCCTGTTTCCGGTCTAGCAAAAACTATACCAAGATTACCCCTTCCTGCACCATTTAGTTTATCAGCAAGAGGTTGTAGTTCAAACTTAAATTCAAATCCTTCATCCCATTTCTCTATGTAATCTTTCACAGTGTCTTCCACTTTTGTAAAGTTTGCATCATCTTCCGGTGTTTTTTCTATAGCAGTATCTACAAGAGAACGTAACATAGTAAAGTCATCACTGTTGCCTAACCAAATGTCAGCAGATAAATCGCTTATCTTATGTGCCTTATCCTTTCTCCAAAAGTCTACTATAAGATCTTTAAGTATATCCTTATTCATTGGCTTATACTTGTCAAGTTCTTTTATAACCTCTTCTATAGGCTCTCTTGATGAATCCGGCAATGCAGGATACTTATTTCTATGCAATTGAATAAGGGTATTAATATCTAAATCACTGTCATACTTCTTCTGTGCAGAGGCTATAGTATCAAAAATAGTTCCCACACCATTGGCAAACATTTCTTTAGAGACAACATCTTGAGTTTCCTTAAAGAAATCTTTGATCATACAAGCTGATAGTATTTGTTTTTCAATTGTCAATCCAACTACTCCTTCAGCCCACGACAACTAAAGTTAGCAGAAAGTGTTCTTCTTTCTCCCTTTCCAAAAAATGGAGTAACAGAATGTAATAACCAATGAGGAAATATTATCATCTTCCCTTCTTCCGGAACTATATATTCAGATGAAGGATGTCGGAGATCTACCATTTCTTTTCGTGAAGTTACACCCCAAAGTAATTGTGTAAATCCATCCACATCTCCTGATGCATTATTGTGGTCTAATTCTAAATAGCCAGCATCATTTTTCATTAATTTAGTTCTTTTTTTTATACAGTCAGGAACTTTTAAGTACAATACAGAAGACATACCAATAGGAGTAGTATCTGTTTCCACCCCATGATCATGCAACAAATTATAATCTCCAGAAAAACTATGTACAGTCCAACATTCATAAGCATGGGCTGATAGCTTTCTTTTAAAACCTTGTGTTAATAATTTTGTAGCACAATTATCAATAACATTTTTAAACTTCTTTCCAAATTCAGTATCCATAGGAAAGTCTAACTGTGCTGATTTTTTATCTTGCCTTATTTGACCTACAAGTTTAGATGCATAATCTTCATTAGCTGGAACAGTAGTCTTATCAACATACCCATTAATTTCACTAACAAAATCTTTTGGGAAGTAAATCGTAGCCATAGTTAATATTGGCTTTGCCTCTAGTCTAATTTTTATATCATCCATTAAATTCTCCTAAAATATTTTCTTTTGTCCAAGTTTTTATGTCCTTATCAATTAGCTTTAGTTTTGTCCGTACATGAATGGACAGCTCATGTACAAGCTTCATTGCTTTCTTTGACGCATCTTTATCTAAAGCAATTGTTACCTGCTCATACCCCTTACAGTATTTTAAATATTCTGTCAACAAATTTGTCCCCATCAAAGCCATGCCTTTAATGTCAGCCATTGTCAACGCACAGGCACTGGCACAGTCCTCAACAATTACAAGATGATCACTGTCATTTTTTGTAACGAATGGCACTCGTGATGATGCGTACCTTTTCCATTTTGGTTTGATTTTTGTCAGCGATCTACCTACGGCATCTACAAGAGTTTTATCTTTGTATACAAGAAACACACACCTGTCTTCCCTGACATCATACCGAATGTCAGCGTATCTGTTTTCATAAGCATAATGTGCCTGTACAGAATGGAGATAGTCAACTACTCTATTAGACCTTCCCACTCCAACCCACTGTTTGTCATATACAGAAAGATCTATTCCTTTCCTCTTCGTAGGTTCAGCCGATAAAGAGATCTGCCTACCCGTCTTTGTAGATCCTTTAATTTGACAGTCAGCATGATAGCAATTGTACAACAGCTTGCCAGAAACATTAGAAACATTGAAAGTATTCCTACGATTACAAACAGGGCAGTCGCCTCTATATGTTTCCTCATTAGGTATAGATAGTGCCTTAACAAATTCAAATACATTCTCTTTATCCATTACTAATACCTTTTTATAATTCTACTTAAATCATTATACTATACCAGAACTCTTGTCAATAAAAATATTTTTTTTATTAGGTATTGACATTTATAATACTATATACTATATGTATATAATGGAAGATTTAAATAATAAAGTATCTGATAGTTTTTCAAAAGAACTTCTTGACTTATGTAATAAGTATATGTTACTAGGAATAGATAGAGCTGAACAATGTACTATTATACTTAATGTATTTACTGGAATATATATTACATTTATACATGAAATAGAAACACTAATAAAAGAAAAGGAAAAACCCGATGAAACTTTACACTGAAACATTAGTAACTTCAGCTATTAAAAACATGGTAGGTCATAAAATATTTAAAGCTATGTTTGTAAAAAGAAATGGTGAAGTTAGAGAAATGAATTGTAGATTAGAAGTTAAGAAACATTTGAAAGGGGGAAAAAATGTAAATAATAAAGATAGGTATTTAACAGTTTATGATTTAAAGAGTAAAGGTTATAGAAATATAAACCTTAATACTATTATAGAAATTAGATGTGGTGGAAATATAATCAAACGATTTACAGGAAACACTGGTAACATCTATGTTTTAGCAAAGGAAAAGTGATATGTTAGTAGATGATTTTTATACATTAGGCTCTGCATTAATGCGTTCACAATTTGGATTGCCTACTGTATATGTAATGAAAGATAGTGAATACCAAAAACTTATCAACAAAAGAATAGAGAGTAGAATACAAGGTCTTGAAGAACATAAAAAAAGTCTTACAGCAGGTATGGAAAATGCTGATAGACAGATAGCTAAACTTAAAGAAGAACTTCAAGAAGTACCAAAAGAAGTAACTAAAGAGAAGTCATAATGGAACTCTTATATTATGCCATAATTTCATACTGTTTAAGTACCTGTTCAGTAGCTGAAGATTTTACAAGATATGTATATACACCTGCAGTTTCTTTAGAAGAGTGTATGCAAGCAACAGAAGAAATGGCAAAGTGGGAGAGAAAACAGCATAATGAGTTAGTGCATAAACCAATTAATACTCTCTGTGTACAAACAGGAGTTATGTCAGAAGAACGTTTGTCTCTACATAAAGAATGGCATCCATGACAAATATTATAACATTAGTAAATGAAAATAAGATATTAAAAAAGAATGTCAAAGATTTACAGGGACAACTACAGATGGCGTATAAGAAAATATATGAGTTGACAGAAAGATTGAATAGGTATAAGGTCAGAGAAAGTACTCAAAGTGAGGAGAAACACTATGACTGAAAACACTTTTATTAAATGGATAAAAGATGAAGCTAAAGATTATGAAAGGAGAAAAGCTGTGCCTAAGAAAAAGAAAGAAGAAAAAAGTCAGATAAGTGATGCTGTACTGAAACTTGTCAATATTACTAAAGAACTAACAAGACATATTGACGAGTGTGGAATACGGTACATTACTTACAATGATGTACACAAAGTTGAAGATGCTATAGACATTGTTGTAGAAGAAACAAATTTAAAACTCCAAAAACACGTTCATGAAGCTGGTGAACAAAAAGGAGAACTGTCAAGAGCATGGTGGTCTGATTTTGTTAGAGCAGATGACCCAAGAGCATTTAAGGAGGAAGAAGATGGAAAATAAGAAATACCACACTAGAAAAGGAATGACACCTCAAATTATTAACATACTTAAAGACGGAGAGTGGCATACTGTACAGGAAATCTCAAAAGAGATTGGATATTTAGAAACAGGAACGTCAGCAGGTATCCGTAGTTTAAGAAAAGACGCTTATGGCAACTTAAATATTGTTGGCAGGTGGTTAGGTGGAGTTTACCACTATCGTCTTGAAGAGGGTAAGTGGGGTGAACAGTTAGAACTTGCTGTATAGAAAAGTTTTGTTGGTGCAGGCATGAAAGGACTTTATTGTCAGTACAGGCTAAATGCTTAAAATTATACCTGTCTCAGTGAATTGACACATGGAGTATAAAATATGCCAACAAAGGAAAGAGAGTGGTCTTTAATTAGACTGCTCTTTTTTTTTTGTTGACAAGGTTTTTAATCTGTAGTAGTGCTTGGATAGAAAGGAAAAAAGATGATACGCAATTTTACATTTTTAGATGATCCTGTTAAGAAAAGAACATCAATCGGTCATTCCTGTAGAAGTAGACCAAAGAATAAACATAAGAGAAGGTCGTGGAAGAAGTATAGAGGACAGGGGAGATGAAGATGGATAAACTAACAGAACATGAATTATTAAAAAGACTTGATAATGAATTTTATGATGTTGATTTTCAAGTTGTAACAAGTGCAACTAAAGGTGTTGTGGCTACTGTTCAATTTTATGAAGATAAAATAGAGGAGAATGAAGATGACA